CCAGTTGCCGCTGTTCCAGTTGCCGCTGTTGCTGTCGCCGCTGTTCCAGTTGCCGCTGTTGCAGTTGCCGCTGTTGCAACGTCCAGTGCAAGACTTTCCCGTATTCACGATCTCAAGGACTTCAGCCCAAGGGATTTCCCGCACGATTTCCAACTTGTTCGTTGCACACTTATTATCGCCCTCTGCAACCGTGCCGTGGGCGATCACTTCAGCGACGTGGCTGTTCGGGTCAAAATCGTAATAACGGAAACAGTCGGCGGCATTCTTGCAGAAGTGCATACCCGCATTGCAGACAGACGGACTTACAGATTCTTCAAAGGTTCCCGGGCAAGAATACTGTTTGCCGAGACACGTCCAGTCAGAATTAAAAACTTTATATCCTTTTACACTCATTGTTTGCATTTACTCCTTAGTTTTTGTTTATGTCAATGCCGGTTCTTTCTGAACTCGTCGGATGGGTCATCATCTGTCAACCCAAGCAAGTAGTCGGATGATGTTCCGTATAGTTTGCATATAGCCACCAACGTTTCAAAACTCGGTCTTGCTCGCCCCTGCTCATAACAGGAAACGGTGACTTGCGAAATAAAAAGCTTTTCCGCAAGTTTTCTTTGGGAATCACCACTCAGTTTGCGCAGCTCTTTCAGTCGCTCTGCGAATAAATCGGTTTTGATCATAATTAGAACGGCAGGTCGTCGGTGTCCGAGAACACGGCAGAATCGGCATTGTATCGCTCTGCTTCCGGTATGGCATCCAACTGCCCATCCGTGAAACGGGGCTGCGGGGCGCTCTGTGCGGTTTTTTCTTCGTGGGTGTAGTTTTGCGTCTGCCGGTCAAAATCGCGCGCAGCGGGCTTATCTGCCGTCTTAGCGCCTGCAAAGCTGATATTGTTTGCAAGAACCTCCACCGCCGTGCGCTTGTTGCCCTGCTTGTCCTGATACTGCCGCGTCTGCAAGCTTCCGTCAACGGCAATCATGCTGCCCCTCTGGAAGAACTTGCAGATAAATTCGGCGGTCTTGCCCCATGCCACGATATCCACAAAATCAGCCTGACGCTGCTGGCCCTTCGGGGTATAGCTGCGCTCGCAGGCAATGCGGAAGGTGCACACGTTGGTGCCCTGCTGGGTGGTGCGGAGTTCCGGGTCTGCCACAAGGCGACCCATGATTGCTACGACGTTAAGCATGGTTCGGTTCCTCCTCTGCGCTGTCACCAGCACCGGCCTCGTAGTCGATGTTTGCGCCCATCAGCACTTCCGGGCACTCAGCGCGGGCAAAATAGGCGGCGGCGCGGTACTTGAGCATCATCTCGGTCATCTTCGGCCAGTAGCTACCGTTTTTGTTCCACCATCCTGCATCCTTTGCCATCTGCACCGTGACCTTCGGTCCTTCCACCTTTTCGCCGGTCAGCTTGTCCACGGCAATCAGGCGGCAGCCCCATGTGTCCGTGCCTTCCTGACCTTCCATGCGATAGCGGGAACGGCCTGCAAACTGGCCGCTGTTGTCGATAAGTGCTTTGCAGCTTTTGCCGCTCCAAGTAGGCTGGCCGTAGACAACGTAAAGGTTCTGCATCACAAACAACTCTGTGGTGCCCATGCGCTGCGCCATGTCGCAGGCGATGGCGCAAGCACCAACATTGCCCGCGTAGGTCTTGGGCAGCCAGCCGTCCGGCAGATTGGACAGCGCAACGGCCTTGGATTTTGCCAACTGCCAGATGCGTTCGTCTGCGGTCAATCCCCGCACTTTCTCAGCGTAGGAGAGGGCACGCTGTGCGGGCGCGATATGAGGATTGACAGGAGTAAGGGGTTCGGTTTGCGTTGCGGGCTTCTGAAGCTGCTCAACAGGGGTCTTTTCGATTTTGGTCTCAGGCATGATGAATCTCCTCCTCAGTGTATTTTACATCGATGATATGTGCATAACGCTTGATTGCGTCAAGCTCTGACTTTGTGCACCGGAATACGATTTTCCGGTCTCGCTGCTCTTCTTTTCGGACAAACTGGTCAAAAAACGGATCGTCATACTCATCTGGGATTGCGACATTGTACGCAATGCCGGGCTTAATGAGTTGGATTTGTGTCGGGTTCTGCTGCACGCCTTTGTAATCATCCGGCAGACCATTGATGACTGCTTCCCGCAGCAAGGTGCGGAACTCAATCATGTAACAAAAATCTATGCTTTCATACGGTTCAGGCATGATTTCTGCACCGCCGGCCGCGTGGATGATGTCAATATCGCACATCATGCTGCCCACCTTGCGGTAGATGCGGTCTATGACCTCGCGGCTCGCGGTGTCATCCATGCTGCCGCTCTGTGCAAAATTCGTGAAATATGCCACTGCGCCGTTGATTGCGCTGGCAAGTTCATTGCCAGCACTGATAAGCCTGAACAGCATATTTTGCGGCTTGATGTAGTAATAGATGCCCTCGGCCTTGTTGGAAAGTTCCTTGATACTGGCACGCCTTGCAAGGCGCTTTTGTGAATCGCTTTGCATAAAAATTCACCTCATATAAACAACATTCATGCTGGAATCAAATACCTTGTACAAATAGGCGGGCTCTCGCTTTACAAGTTCGTCAGCAATGATGATCGCGTCCGAAACGTCTGCGATATTCTGCGATGAAACAAGGTCATCCGGCTGCTTTTTGGTAACATCATAGACCTTTAAAAGCGCCATCCGCTCACCTCCTGTTATTGTGCCGCCAGCCAAGGGCGATGTACCCAAGGTTTGCGCACAGAACGATAAAAATTAAGGTTTTCACGTTTTACCTCCTTGCGGTTTGCCGCACGTTGTGGTATTTTTGTGGTGATGGGCGGATAGACTCATCACCCTTTTGGCTTGTCCGTGTTGGCGCACGGGCAGGCTCTTCTTTTTTTGCGGCGTATCGGCGGCAGACTGTCCACCTCATCGCGCTTTATGACTTCTTGAAAAAAGGAATACTTGTGCGGCTTTCTCTTTTTCTTGCGGCAATGATAAACCGAGGATGCAAAACTGTTTGCACTTTTATAGCCAAGACGCCGGGCGCACATATCAGATGTGCCGGATGTAAGAAGATTGCCAGTTTTTGCATCGTACACGGTGTACCACATGACATGGTGGACAGTGTCAGGCATACGTGATCTCCTCAGATTCCTCTTGCAGCATCTCCCGCACGTTGTCCATTTCTTCGGCGCACATCTCCCAGACGTTTGCTCGTGCGGAGTATCCAGCCCGGACAACAATGTCATCTGAGGCTTCGGCTTCTCGCCTGCAACGTTCGGCAAGCCGCGTGTAGGACTTTACTTTGCCCTCAACGTACTCTTTGGCCGTCATCATGCCCCACGCTCCTGATTCTCCGGGTACTCCGGGTTGCGGGCGTGGGTGCGGTTGATCTTGCCGTACTTGCGCCGCTTTGCGGCTTTCTCCCTGTCCTCTGCGGCAAAGCCAAGACGAGCCAGAAGAACAGCGGCCAGAATCAGCACCAGCGACACAGCAAACAGTGCGCCGGAGATGTATCCGGTGGTCTGAGCGGTGCCCTCTGCGCCCATAGCTGTGCCAATTCCAACGCCGCCAAAAATGGCAGCCAACCAGTAGTAAGTAGTAGATTTGAGCTTCATGCGGATTCTCCTTTCTCAAGTGAGGGGAAAAACAGTTCCCCGATCTCATCCTGTCGGATGTCCAGCAGTTCACACATTGCTGTGATCTCTGCGCTTGTCCACGGATTGTGCCCCTGCATCCTGCCGCTCATGGTGTCCCGGCCAATGCCGATATACTTAGCGACTTCCTGATCGCGGTAGCCGCAGCTGTGGAACCGGCCCCGAAGTTTCCAGTACGGGATCTGCCGGAAGGTGCCCTGTATGACCTTCATCATGCTTCGACCTCTTTTCTTTGATGCTGCCCTCCCTCGCGCAGCCTGCCCGCCGGGTCGCGTCCCTTCAAAAACAGGTTCACAAAGTAGATTTGCCGGCTGTCCAGATTTACATTGGTCAAATAAGCGGAAAATGCTTCTTTTGCGGCATTCATATCCAGCCCGACGATTTCGCGGATGAACTCGCCCAGCGGCTTCTTTCCGTACTCGGCTTCGTAATCCTGCTTTGTTCCGACTTCGCTCCAGAGAATTTCCTCCAGCTGGGTGATGTCGCTGTCCGTCAGCGGAACATTCATCTTGAGTTTCGCAATCGCCAATTCATTCTGATGCTGGCGGACGTAAAACTCAGCCCGCATTTTGTAATTTTGCAAGTCGTCGTTTTCCAATTCCGACTGTTTCCATTCAATAGAAAGGATTTCATCACCAAAGCCTGTTTCGTAAGCGGATTGCTCGTTTGTGATGTATTTCATCAAATCACGCAGGGCTTTGCGGATTTTCTCCAATTCATCCACTCCCGTATTTTCCACATAATCGGTATGCAGTATTTTTTCCAGCAGTGCCGATTGTGCCGCGATTTCCGGCACATTGGCGATTTTGCTGAGCGCATCTGCCTTTTTCAGCAAGTCATGATGCGCGCGATTGTACGGCAGCCCCGCGAGATGCGCCAGTTCCATGCCGTACAACAGCGCATCAAAACGCAGCGCCTTCGGGGCATCCGGCTCCGGCACAAAGTTATT